TACTACAAAAAATCAGATAAACAATGAGTGTTTTAAAAATAATAAATTAAAAATAGAACTTAGTGGTAATACCGCAATGTTTAATGGATCAACAAGATTATTCTGGGGTGCCCCAAATTATGGGTATTTTGATAATAATAAATTAACAATACCAAGTCCAGATTCATATTTAAAACAAATTCTTAACGATAAGTCAATTCAAGAAAACTTCTCAATTAATGGTGATATAACAAAATACTCAAAAATTTCTGAAATTTTTACAACATTTGAAACTGAAGTTTTGGATTATTTAGAGGAAGAATTTTTAAATTTTAGTAGATCAATTTACGATTATAAAACACTAATACCTGGACAAGAGGGTGAAGAAACGGAAACAGATATCGCAATTAAAAATTTCCAATATCTAATGCGATTAATTTTAAAAATTGATAAACCAACATCAATTGGTACGGAAGGATTAGTAGATGAGGTTATAACAAAACAAAATGAAAGTTTTGGTTCGTATTTTAATAAATTAATGACATATGATTGTGTGTTAAAATTAGGTAACCCAACTATGTTTGACAAAAGAGTATATTATACATTCTCAACAAAATTTATTCAAGATCCAATAACATTTAATGGTTATAACCAAGGGTTTGGTGAAGTTTTACCAACGGCGAATGGTACGACAACATTAGCACAAGCAAAACAAATCAACCCCCAAACGTGGAAAGATTTGGAGTATTACGTTGGGTTCTCGGAAATACCAAAATTAAAATACACCGATAACGGATCTTATATTACAGATTTCTTTGTTGATTTAAATGTTGAATTTACACAAAAGAATATAAAAGAGTTTGCACCAATAATAAAATTATATGCAACACAGAAATTACAAGACCCAACATTAGACACTGCGAAGTTTTATAGTGCTATGAATTTATATTTGGATACTAGTGAATTATATTTAAAAAATGTTATTGATGATTTAATGACAGGTATTAGAAATGGGTTACCAGATATTACAATAAATAGAGAAGATTTGAGTGCGAAGGCACCATTAACAGGTGAACAGAGTAGAGATGAACTTTGGGATTCATTTAAATCGTTGAATGATACTTGGATTTCAGGTAGTGATTTTAAAACAAAAACATTATTTGAGGATATTTTATTGTTTGATAGAGCGTGTAGAGATGTTGGTCAAAAAGTTTTGGTTGATATCTTTAAGATTAAAGATATGATTGAAGGTGGACAACCAAAAAGTAGTATGGAAAATATAATCAAATCAATTATTAATGAGAGTAATTTTAGTATGTTTCCATTACCGGCTTATAGTAATTTCTACAATGCTCAAGACGCGGTTAAAAACGCAACACCAAGTCCAGAAGGATCAACAGAGTTTGCCAACTCAATTTGGGGGACATTTTTAAATGTTGATTATAGAAATACGTCACCAAAATATTTATGTTATTATAGAAATGTACCGAGCAATCATTTAGCGATGAATGATAATGCCGATTGTAAATTTAGAGATGATGCGTTTGACTTACGAAGATCAAGTGATAACCCATTATTGGAAAACCAATTAAATAAGAGCGATTGGGATAAATCAAATAAAGTTTGTGGTTTTAATGTTGATTTTAGTAATCAAAACCAACAAATATTCACACAATTTAATTTACAACAAAGTGTTGGTAAACCAACCGCTGAGTCATTACAAATGATTAACCAAATGGCCAACACCTCAAGAAATAGAAGTACTGGTGTTCAAAATCCATCACTATACAATATATATAAAAATAGAAGTTACGAATGTACTATAGATATGATGGGTAACGCGCTGATGCAACCCATGATGTACTTCAATCTAAGAAACGTACCAATGTTTAGTGGTCCATATATGATACAAAAGATTTCACATAGTATCAGTGAGGGTGAATTTAAAACTAGTGTAACTGGAACTAGACAACCATTCTATGATTTACCAAAAGTTGATAACTTCATCCAAGCGATTAATGTAAATTTAATTGATAAACTAAAAGATCAATTACAGAAAAAAGAAGCCGAAGATAGAAAATCAACAACAAATGTTATAACTCAAATAAACAATGTTGTATCAACAGCATTAGAAAAAGACGTTTTAACAACAAACCAAGATTGTGGTAACAATTTAAAACCTGTTTATCAAGGATATACAACCATTGACGTACCAGATTTAAAAACGATTCAAGCAAAAGACTTGAACGAATTAATAACAAATAAAGTTAGATCTTTTGGATATGCGGCAAATACACAAAGTGAGATTGACATTAGACAATTGTTATTTAATTTAATTTATTTGGATTCGGGTGATGGTAACAACTTTAAGGCTTATGAAAATAACTTATCGTCAATATCATTAGATGAAACGTATGGTCCGTCATTTGTTACATATATTGATAAAAAATACTTCTGTGTAAATAGGGGAAATATAAAAAACACACCAATGGTTAAGTTTACAAGTTTAGATAAATTTATGGATTTTGCCGTTAATAAAGTTAATGGTATTTTATCCTCATATACCTCAGACAGATCTCCCGACAATGTCGTTAAAATATATATAACTTCTTGGCCAACCAATAGAGATTCTAGTATTTATGATAAACTAACAGAAGAAAATAAGAAAAAACTGGTAGATAGGTTTAATTATGGTGATAATCTTTTTGCATCACAGAATTAATTTTATTGAATATTGGTATATTTATATTAAAAACAAATAACTATGAGTACAAATTTAATATTGGACAATTTTTTAGGTAAAAACACTAAAACGTCAGAGAAAGATCTTGGTAATGGAACAAAACAAGTTTGTGATTTAACAAACGGTGAATGTTATGTTGTTAGAGAAAAAGATGGTTTAATTGAGAGAGTTGATAATACAATGAAAACAAATAAAAAAATCCAGGTTGAAACTAAAACTGGAATAAAACAACTTTTAAACGATTAATATGGCTATTGATAAAAAAATATTAGAAGAAATTGCTAGATATAAAAATATAAACAATTATATTTTAGAACAAGAAGATCCAGCGTTAGCCGGAGGAATGCCACCGATGGATCCGAACGCGATGCCACCGGCAGACCCAAATATGGGTGGAATGCCACCAGCAGATCCGAATGCGATGCCACCTGCTGACCCAAACGCAGCACCACCAGTGGATCCGAACGCAGCACCAACACCAGTTGACGTTGCAACGGATAAAGATGTTGAAGTTATTGGTGATAACGATAACGAAAACGAAGAATTAGAGATAACAGATCTTGTTGATTCACAAAAAAGTATTGGTGAAAAACAAGACGAATACTTTGACAATTTATTCACACAAATAAAGACACTTGAAGAAAAACTAACAGCAATGGATCAATTAGTTTCAAAGATTGATAATCTAGAAACAAAAATTGAAAAAATGCGACCAAAAACGTCAGCAGAAAAACTTGAATTAAGAAGTTTAGACTCAGGACCATTTAATCAAAAACTATCTGATTTCTTCATAGACAAACAAGAAGACTTTGAAAAAACAGGTAAAGAATATGTCTTAACAAAAGATGATGTTGAACAATATGCGGGAAACCAAATTAAAGGTTCATTCAATGATTACGAAGACAACGAAGACGACACCGAAATGATGTAATAAGTAAGGTCGGAAAAAAAATCGGCCTTATTTTTATCCAACAACTTGACTGCAACAATTATTTAACTTATATTTTCTATTGTAAACTTTTAAATTATATATACATATGGCGACAAACAATGTTTTAGATGCGGTATTGGCTCAATACGAAAACGCAAAACAAAGTGGTTCTTCTTCCACTTCAAAAATTTCACAAGAAGACAGAATGAAAAAGTATTTTGCTGCGATACTTAAAGACAACGAAAAACAAGCACAAAAAAGAATTCGTATCTTACCAACACCTGATGGTTCATCACCCTTTAAAGAAGTGTGGTTTCACGAAATCCAAGTTGATGGTAAATGGCAAAAATTCTACGATCCAGGAAAAAATGATAACGAAAGATCACCGTTAAGTGAGGTTTATGAAGAACTAATGTCAACTGGAAAAGAATCAGACAAAGAATTAGCAAAACAATACAAACCTCGTAAGTTTTATATTGTTAAAGTTATTGATCGTGATAACGAACAAGACGGTGTTAAATTCTGGAGATTTAAACACAACTACAAACAAGAAGGGATTTTT